GCCGTGCGCACGAAGTGGACGAGCGAGTAACGCAACGGCGAAGCCGACGTAGCTCAACGGTAGAGCGGGTGAATTGTGATCACCGGGTTGGGGGTTCAAATCCCTCCGTCGGCTCCAACCTAATATGGGGGCCGCGCATCCTGCACGCGGAGAAAGGAGTACGCCATGGCGTACACGGTCAGAAACTTCCGCACGAAGAAAGAGTTTCTTGCCGCGTTCGCACGGGGCGAGAAGCTCGAGGTGTTCCAACCTGGGCCATTTGGCCCCGACGTGCGTGACGGAGTCGTCGCGATTGAGGGACCGCATTACCCCGAGCCCCATCGGTGGTACGTGGCGGTCGAGGTGCGCGACGGAGTCGTCACACGGATCGTGAGGAGGTGAGCCCATGAACGACCACGATATTGATGAAATGTTTACCCCAACCGTGTACTGCCCGCTCTGCGGTTGGGAGTCGTACAACGCCAGGTGCCCCCTTCACGGGGTGCACCTGGTGTACGGCCAAGTGATTGGCCACAAGCGCGGTGACGCGTGGACTTGCTACTTGTGCGGCCGCCGCGTGGCGGAGCTCGTTCCGCACGTGGTGGACACACACGAAGTGCATCCTACCCATTGGGTAGAGTCTGGGGACTTCGTCGTATACGCGGGTCCCGGAGAACCATACAAGGAGGTGGAGAGATGAAAGTGTACGTTGTGATGTGCGGAGAGCAGTACGAAGGCGGGGCCGTGGACTCTGTCCACGCAACCGTAGACGGCGCGCGCACCGCGTGGCGCAAACTTGTCGACGATCTTACTGAGCGATGGTCCCCCATCGCGGAGGGCGATGAGTACAAGGTCGACGAGACTGAGCTGTACGCGCTGATCGGCTGCGACTTCGTCTCGGTCGAGGAGTATGAGGTGCAGCCATGAGTCGAGTGTACATTGTATTCTGGCGAAGTCGGTACGGAAGTCGGATCGTGGAATCTGTTCACGGGACCCTAGACGGCGCACGCGCCACGTTGCGTGAGGTCGTCGACGACTCCATTAGGCGGTGGGGTCCTCCTAAAGAGGACGAAGTGTGCAGGGTCAACGAGGACGAGCTGTACGCGGTAATCAACGATGACCTGTTCACAGTCGGGGAATACGAGGTGAAGCCATGAGCAAGGTATACGTGGTCGTTCACGGAGAGTTTAACGGCACGCCGTGGACCGTGTCGGTCCACCGTACCGAAGAAGGCGCCCGTGCCACTTGGCACACGCTGATCGACGAGCAGGTCCGCGAGGTCCGCAAGGCGGACATACCCGCGGACGAGCGCGTCGCATGGGAGTGGCACGTCGACGTGCTGAGGGGGTACGCCCACAACGACTTCGACTATTTCCAGATTGAGGAGTACGATTTGGAGGACTAACATGACAGTACCTCCTGGCAATTTTGCCAGAAGGTTATCACACTTCGGAGGTGCACCATGGACTGTGTTAAGCCTGAGCTCCGCTACACCAACTCTCTCCTCGCGCGTGCAGCTGCGACGAAGGAAGTTGCGAGTGAGCTTGACCGCGCCAAATGGCTCAAGTTCCCCGACAAGTTTGCGGCCGAGCTCCGGGGAAAGTACACACCTACCGAACGCCTGCTCGAGATACTGGCGTTCATGAACATGCTGACTTTCTACACCATCACGACTACTGGACACCTCAAATTCCTCGAGTTGGGACTGCAGCTCGACGTTATGCTCGCGCGGTTGTTGGAGGACTTGTTGCCACAGGGCGACAAGAAGTGACTACACGAAAGGAGACCTCCTCATGAGAGACGCAAACGGCAACGAGCTCGTCAGCACCAACACACTTCTCGACCGACTCGTCGTCGCACGGCGGGTCAAACTTACCAACCCGAAAGTTGAGTGGCCGGAGTTCCCACCCGACACAGCAGAGCGGCTTCGCACCGCGTACTCTACCAACGACCGCGTCTTGGAGGCCGTTGCAACTGTGTACAACTCCGTTATTCGTGTGCTTGGTACCTGTAGCGAACCACGCTGGATGCACGTAGGACTTCAGGCCGACGTCGCACTTGCGTGCGCGTTGGAAGACCTCTTGCCAAAGGATGAGACACTCTCATGAAACCGCGACGTTACAACGACATACTCAGCCACGCCGAGCGTCAGCCTACGTGGCATAGCAACATCGGCGTTGCACTACTGATGCGCCGCCTCGCGGCGAAGGAGGACCAGCGTGAGCGTAAACGTAATCGGGATCCCGCACCTAGTGGACGACGTAACACGACGTGAGGAGTTCTACAGTCCGTTGCTAAACGCCAACGGCGTAGCATACGGACTACGAGTCGAGGTACTCGACGGACGTACGTTGCGCCTGGTCGGCATGACCAGCGCACGAATCAAACTATGGGAGGTGACCGTAAATGTTTCTCCTCAAGACTAGAGCGTCGTATGTCGAAGTGCGCAACGTCAACCGTACGTTGTTCCGCCGTCAGGCGCCACAGGCTGGCGGAGTAACGTCCCGGGCCCTACTCGACGTACTCGGCATCAACACGGCCGCAACCGGCGACTACATCGTCCGCGCCGCGGACGTGGACCAACTCGGCACCGCCTTGGAGTGTATGCACAACGTCGACCTGCGCCACGCAGGCGCGGAGGACGAGTTGAAGCAACTGCTGCAGACCATTCGTGACACAGCTCCCGTGGTGGAGCGACTTCGCTAGGAGGTGCGAACATGATCAAGACCTTTAACGCCTACGACGGCCACGACCGGCGCAAGAAGCGCCCGTTGCAGCGGTACCGCTTCATGACCGCTGACGAGGCGCGCGAACTGAAGTGGGGTGACGTAGTCACCTGGCGCTACTCTGAGGACGAAGTCCTCCGTGCCCGGGTAGCGGGCAAACCGAAGACGTGGAAAACCCGTCCCGGCGACGTCGACGTCACGCTCAAGTATGGGTTGAACACATACTTCCACGCACGGTTCCGCGGCGGTACGCCAGTCGGAACGCCGCTCGTGGTACTTATTCCCGAAGGGGGTGAGTCATGATTGACCGCGAAGCGCGTGCCGCGATATGCGTTGTGTTGTGGTACTTGGAACGCATAATCGACGATGTGAAGGTGAAACGTGAGCTCCGCAAACTGCGGAGCGACTTGCGCAAGCCACTTGAGGAGGACCACAGCGATGCGTAAAATAGTACTGTATACCTCGTTGTATCGCCTGCGGCACCATCACGCCTGCGCAGCGCGCCGTGAGCACCTTGCGCAGCGCCTTGGCCCCGAATGGGGCGACAAGGACCGCATCAACATGCTAGACATACTGAAATATAACGGCCCGTCAGACTGCTTATGGGCGATACGCACCGCGTATGCTCACCCACGTTTGGACCGCGTCGCTCGACTTATGGCCGCAGACCTTGCCGAGCCAGTTGTCGCAGAGTACGAACGCGCCCACCCAGTCGACACCCGGTTCAGCAAGCTGTTGGGCGTAGCCCGCGCACTTGCCAACGGCCAGCTGGGTGAGGCGGAACGAGCGCGGGCCTACGAAGTAGGCGACAGATACGTCGCTGACTCGCGGAGCGACGAGGAGTACTTCGCCGCAGGCATGACGTGGTACACGCTGTTGCGTGACCCTGCTGCCGCGCTGCGGTTGATGGGCCGTCCAGCGATACAGTTGTTAGGCGACGACGCGGTGGCGGAAGTTATACATCGCTACTTGAGGCGGTGACCTAACGGGGATTGTTACAAGATTGTAATTTATTGGGGAACGCATTTTCCCCTTGACATCCCGGGAAGGATATGATAGGATCCTCCCCGTCCCAAATAGGGGAGCACACTCCAACCGGAAAGGGGGTGAACCGTATGGCCACCTACGACAAGGCGCTCGCCGACTTCGTCGCCCGCTTCGGTGAGGACGCCGTCCCGGTCGCGCTGAATGCGTACATCGCTTCGCGCGAGCGGAGTCGCGCGTACGCGGAGAAGCAGAAGCGCGACCGCGCTCTGTACCACGCGATTGTGAGCGCGGCGAAGGATCCCACGGTGGCGCAGAAGCTGGCCGCTCTCGGCATCAAGGTGTGAACACGTCAGAATACCGCGCCCGAAAGGGTAGGGCATGCCGCACGCGGGTAGCCAGATACGCCCTGACTCTGGCCCACTTCGTGGAGGACCGATGAACGTAGCTGACATTTTGGAGCGTATCCGCAACAGACCCCCACAACCTGACCGCGCGCATGTGTCGCGCGTGGTCGCGGTGCTAAAGCGGAACCCGGAACTTTTGCGTCTTGTGCTACACGAACCTCGTGACGAGGATGGTGATGCAAACTGACCACGGCTATAGCCGCATACACGACTTCGAAGTATGTCCACGCTACTATTACTGGCGCTACGTCCGCCGCTTGCGCAGCCGCCGGTTTGAGGCGGCTCCGTCAATCGGCACCATGTTTCACGCCGGGAGGCAGACGTACCTTGCCACCGGCTCGCTCAGCGACGCCTTCGTCGCGATCCGCGAAGCGGCGGCCAACTACGTTGGCCTAGAGGGCTTCGCCGAAGTGGCAGAAGACACCGTTGTGTACGTCGCTGATATGCTGACGGAGTACGCTCGAAAGTGGGCCGACTCGCCGTTACAGTACACGGGGTTCGAAGTCACATTTGACCTCACAATTGGCGACTACCCCTTCAGCGGTCGCATCGACGACATTGTCATCGTCGACGGTGCTGTGTGGATCGGCGAGTGCAAAACGACCGGGTACCCTATCCCTACTTTCGTGCGAATGATGGCGCTTGACGCAAAGACGACCGGTTACGTGTGGGCCGCGCGCAAGTTGACGGGCAAACCCGTCCAAGGCGCGTTACTCGACATTGTCTACAAGAAACCTCGCGGCGCGGGGTTCGAGTTTCACCGCGAGATATCCCCACGTACGGAGTACATGCTCGAAGAGTGGGAGCGTGCTACACTCTACAAACTGGACCGCATCCGCGAGTGCCACGAAAGTGGCGTGTGGCCGTGCTACTACGTGAGTTGTGGCAACCGCTACAACCGCCCATGCATGTTTCTTGATCTGTGCAAACTCGGCGCTACGGACGAGATAATCCACGCACTATACACCGTAGAGGAAGGAGGTGAAGACGATGGCGCTTGAGGTCCGCAATACCCGGGACCTGACGGTCCCGTACTTGGCGACGATTGTGTACGGCCCGCCGAAGTCGGGCAAAACTACGTTTTGCACCACTCTCGGCGAAGCCCCACTCGTCGTGGACTTCGACGACGGTTTGCTGACGCTGAAGGACCTTGGGGTCAACTACGTGCAACCCCGCACGTGGGAGGAAGTGTTGGAGCTCGTGTCGGCCCTGCGAAGCGGCAAACTTCGCGAACGGGTGGAGTACGACCACGTTATTTGGGACTCCCACACAATGTTCTACAACACCATCCTTATCCCCTCGGTCCTGAAGTTGTCGGGGCGAACCACACTCACCCAACCGGAATGGGGCATGTGTAATGACCGGGCAAAGTTGATCTACGATCAACTTATCAAGTCGCGTACCGCGCAGCGGTTTCACTTCTCGCTGACGTGCCACGAGAAGATCGACAAAGACGAAGTCACCGGCATGATCGTCGGTGGCATTAGTGCAACCCCGGCGCTGCGCGAACTGCTGCCGGCAATGGTGGACGAGTTTTATTACATCAAGCCACACATAACTGGCAGCGGTGTCAACAAAACTGGTACGTACAAGGTCCATACCTTGACTGAGGGCATGTTCCCCGCTGGCACAAGGACCAAAGGTAAGTTGTCGCCGGTAGAAGACGCCGATCTTGGCGCGATCTACCGAAAAATCACTAGCGCCGCTGGCGCAAAAGGAGGGAAGTAACATGGCACTTCGGCTGAACGTCGGGAACCTGTCGCAGGTGTCGGACGCCTACCCGGTGATTGAGGAAGGCGTCTACAAGGCGCAAATCAACTCAATCCGGACCGCCACTAGCAAGCAGGGCAACCCCATGGTGGAGGTCGACCTGTCGATTGTCGACCATCCTGAATACATGGGCCACAAGTTGTTCGACCGCATCGCGACCGTCGAGCGGGCGTTGTGGCGGCTGAAGCAGTTTTGCGTAGCCGCTGGTCTTGAGTGGGACGAGACCGGCGTGGACCTTGAACCGGCCATTGGCCGGACGGTCACCGTCAAAGTTATTCAGGAACTCTACTCTCCACCGAATGGTGAGCCTCGTCGGACGAACCGGGTCGATGCGTACGTTCGCGAGTAACCGGGGCGGCGGGCAACCGCCGCCCCTTACGGAGGCGAGTCATGGTCCGACTTATCCGGTTGACAGTAACTAACGAAAAGGTACCCCCAGAGACTTCATGTCGAATCGGGTCGTGTTACCAACTGGCGTCACGCGAAATCGCGCTGGCGATAATCGACACTACCAACTTGTTGTCGGGGGTCATCTTGTCGTCGTACACTTGTGATGACTGCTACGACGAGGCGAACAAACTTATCGACGATCTCATCGGGCCTCACTATGACGCGAACACATGACGAGTTGGACTTGTTAAACATGTTCCGTGCCGGCTTTCGCCATGGGCGAGACCGCGGTGCGGTAACGCCTGACGACGCGAAAGTTGCAATCGAAGGACTTCATGTAGACGTAACCATCTGCGAAGAGACTGTTGACGCATTCTGTATGGGCGCTCATTTCGGCGCTACAGGTAACATAGTACCATACGTTCTGTCGTATATTGTTGATCCACGTCTTACGAAGTAATGGCCGGCTGTACGCTACACGTACCACTCGCGCCGTTTGCGGCGGTGATTGGCGTACTACTGTATCACGTGATACGCGACATATGGAACGACCGCGACTGGTGAGGAGGCACGATGGACGTAGTCATGATCGAAACGACGAAACTTCGCCCGCACCCTAAGAATGAGGAGTTGTACTCCACCACCACCGGCGAAGAGTGGGATGCGTTCGTCGCGTCGGTGCGAAGCGAAGGGGTGCTACAGCCGCTCGTGGTAACGCCTGACTACCGGGTCGTCTCCGGCCACCGCCGACATCGTGCGGCCCAAGAGTTGGGCATCTCGGAGTTGCCATGTATCATACAAACTTATGAAACGCCTGACGACGAACTTCGCGCCATTGTTGAGTACAACCGCTACCGCAACAAGACGATTGTGGAGCGGATGCGCGAGGCAGAGTTACTTGAGGAAATTGAACGCCGCAAGGCGGCGGAACGTCAGTTGTCGGGCAAACCGTCGGCCGAAGGCGGGAACACCCGCGACATCGTCGCCGCCGCCATTGGCGTAAGCGGACGTACGTACGAGAAGATGAAGTACGTCTACGACCGTGCCAAGACCGACCCTACCGCGCAGCGGTTGATGGAGCGCATCGACCGTGGCGAGGCGTCTATCGACGGGGTCTACAAGACCCTGCGGTATGGCGAAACGAAAACGTGGCTCGACTTCAACCCCAAAGTGTATACCGTGTGGTCCTTCACCACGACCGACGCGCGGTATGGCCAACCGCACCCGGGACAAATACACCCAGGCATAATTGAGAATGTGTTGTGGTTCTTTACCCGCGAGGGCGACTTGGTCGTCGACCCATTCGCCGGGGGCGGAGTCACGATTGATGTGTGCAACGCATGGGGCCGTCGCGTGTTGGCGTACGACATTGACCCCCGCAGGCCGGACATACGTCGCAACGACATACGTAACGGTTACCCACCAGAGTGTGAAGGTGCAAACCTTGTGTTTCTCGACCCGCCATACGGCAACATGATCGGCGAAGATTACTCCCCCGACGGCGCGGGTGCGTATCCGCTCGACGAGTACATCGACTTTCTTCGAGACGTTGCCGTCAAGACGCAGCGCGTACTAGCCGTAGGCGGCTACGCCGCGTTCATCATGATGACCCAGTACTATCGTTTGCCTGACGGCATACCAATGTTGGACTACCCATACATCTGGTACCGCTTCTTCCTTGATACAGGCATGACGCCAATCGTACGCGTGTATAACTTGTGGCCCACAACCATATGGCAACCGTATCACGTAGTTGCCGCGCGACAGGAAAAACGGATGTTGCCGATAGTCGGCGAACTAGTCGTACTGCAGAAACGAGGTTAACATGTCTCCTGCGAAGCCTGTGACATGTCACGGGTGCCCCCTGGCGCAAGCCGGCACAGGTTTTGTGCCCGGCGAAGGTCCGGCTGACGCAGACTATGTGATAATCGGCGAAGCCCCGGGTGCGACCGAGGCCGCGACCAGCCGCCCGTTTAGTGGCGGCGCAGGGCGCGTGTTGACTGCGTTGCTGGCGCAAGCGGGCATATCCCGGAGTCGGTGCTACATCACCAACGTCGTGAAGTGCCAACCGCCAGGCAACCGGCTGGCGCCATACTTGCCAGGCGCGGCAACGTGTTGCCGCCAGTACCTTGACGCCGAAATGGTGCGATACCGCACGACGCCCGTTGTGTTGTTAGGCGACGTGGCGCTGCAGTACATCTTGGGCCGCAGGGGCGTTACACGCCACCGCGGCGGTGTGTACGACTGGGACGGGCGCATGGTGATGGTCACAATCCACCCTGCAGCGCTCATGCGAAACCCGTCGATGTGGTCCGTCGTGGTCAGCGATCTGGAGTACGCCCGGAACATGACGCACCGCCACTCGCCGCTTCCGCGAGAGTTCGTCACACGCCCAACACGGGCGCAAGTCGAGGAGTGGTTCTCCCACCGGGCGCCGGTGTACTTTCCTGACATCGAGACGTCGGGCAACGCCCTGTTGTGTGTCGGCGTGGCCGCTGACGAAGTCCACGCAATATGCGTACCATTTTGGGACGGCATGGCGTGGTACTGGACTAACGAAGATGACGCGCTGGCGGTCGTGGGGACGCTTGCCGAGTTCTTCGCCGACGCTAGTCGCCCCAAGGTGTTCCAAAACGGGACGTTCGACGTAAACGTGTTGGAGTCGTTCGGTTTCGCCGTGAACGGGTGGGTTGCCGACACCATGCTGATGCACCACACCGTTTACAGCGAGATGCCGCATTCGCTGGCGTTTCTGCACAGCGTCTACGTGCGTGAGCCGTACTACAAATGGATGCGGCTAGGTGACAAAGACGCCGAAGAGGAAGATGTATGAGCGATGACTTGTGGACGTACAACTGTCTGGACTGTGTAACAACCGCCAAGGTGTACCAAGCGCTTCGCGCGGAACTTGACGAACTGGAGTTGTCAGACTTTTACCACACGTTGGTGCACCCCCTCACGTTGGCGGTCCGCCGGATGGCTAATCGCGGGATGTACCGCGACAACGTACGCTACGCGCGATTGCAACGTGTTGTAGACGAGCGCATCCGGCGGTACGCCGACGCGCTTCGCGACATTGTTGGGGACCCCGGGTTTAACCCGAACTCGCCTGAGGCGGTGCGCCGATACGTGTCGGACGTGTTGGGCCTGCGTAGCCGCAAGAAAACGGCCACCGGCCGCGATAGCATGGACCAAGAGTCCCTCTTGCGTATGGGGCTCCGCCATGATTCGCCATTCTTCAAACTGTTGTTGTGCTACCGCAAACTAGCGAAGCTTCGTGGGACGTATTTGATGAAAGACTATGTCTGGCCTGACGGTCGCGTCCGCGGACGATTCCTCGTCCACGGGACCGCCACGGGGCGACTGTCGTCGCGAAACCCCAACTTCCAAAACATCCCAAAGTCTCACGCTGAGTGGTTCGGGCTGCGCCTGCCGAACATTCGTACGATCTACCGTGCGGCGCCTGGCAACGTATTGGTGGAGGCCGACTACTCGCAGTTGGAGTTGCGGCTGATCGCGTACGCCAGCGGCTGTCGCCGCATGTTGGACGTGTATGAAAAGGGCGGCGACTTGCACCTGCAAACGGCCGTTGCTATTACCGGCAAGCCGGCAGAAGCGATTACACGCGAGGAACGCGACTTCGCGAAGCGCTTCCGCTTCTGCCAGAACTATGGCGGCGGACCGCGCAAGATCAGCGAGATACTGTTCACCGACGCGGGCATCTTGCGAAGTGTTGAGGAGTGCGAAGCCACGCTTGCGCGCCTACGCGCGGCGGAGCCTGAAGTGTTCGAATGGCGTGACCGAATGTTGGAACATGCGAAGCGCACGCGGACTATCGTCAATGGCTTTGGCCGCAAGCGACTGACGTTCGCCCGAGAAGAGGAACTTCCCGGGATTGCGTACAACACACCAATCCAATCCACGGCTGCCGACCTCATCAACTTGGCGTTTATCCGCCTTGACGAGGCCGGCGTGTTTATGGTGAACCAAGTCCACGACGCTATCGTCAGCGAGTGTCCCGAACGGGACGTGGACCGCGTTGCGGCGCTGATGAAGCGCGAGATGGAACGACCAGTCAACATCTTCGGGTACACCGGGCTGGTGTTTCCTGTAGAAGTGAAAGTAGGTGTACGATGGGGCGCACTACACTCATGGGAGGGGTAACGTGCCGCTGGACATCGACACCCAGCTGGCGGTCCTCGCAGACCAAATCCGCAAGGCCGACGCTAGCAACGTCGAGCTGCGCGACAAGGTTATGGAGTACTTACGTACATATGGTGATTTGGCATCGCCCGAGGCGTTGGGACAAGTACATGACGCGATATATCGCAAGTATGGTATTGTCGCCGGCGCTATGCCACCGCCGGCACCATCGGAGGATGTATTCCCCAAAAGGGGGTGGCTTCGCGAGTACTTAACCTACACCGCCCGCCACGAGGCGCCAGACTTGTTCCACTTTTGGGTCGGCGTCGCCGTGATTTGTGGCGCTGTGCGGCGTAACATTTACTTCGAACAAGGGTACTACCGTGTGTACCCGAACTTTTATGTGGTGCTCGTCGCGCCACCAGGCGCGTGTAAAAAGAGTACCGCGACCAACATTGGGGTCGAGTTGTTGGGCAACGTTCCAGGCGTCAACATAATCCGGGAGAAAATCACTCCCGAAGGGTTGATCGTCAACCTTCACGAGAACATCAAACTCCAAACGAAGTCTGGTGGTACCGTCCTTGAGCCGTCCGCGACGGGCTTCATACACGCGCCTGAGTTGGCCGTCTTCTTAGGCCGGCAAACGTATAACGAGGGCATCATCGCACTACTCACAAGCCTATTCGATTGCCACACAAAGTGGGAGTACACCACCCGCGGCTCGGGCCGGCTGACGCTACACAACATTCACATTACCATATTGGGCGCGACAACGCCAGACTTGCTTACGCAAGTGATTCCCGACTCTGCCTTCGGCGGTGGGTTCTTGTCGCGTGTGTTGTTCGTAGTCCGCGAGAGCACGGACCGCTGCGAGCCGTTTCCCGTTATACGTGACCCGTTGGAGCGTGAGCGCCTGTTGGCGAAGCTGGTCGCCATGTCGGCCGTTACGGGCCAAGTTGTACAAAGTGATGCGGCACGTGCGTGGTGCGTGGAGTGGTACTCTACCCAACGCCGCCAGGCGCAAGACGACATTGCCCTGTCGGGGTACTACGAGCGCAAGCAAGAACACCTCATCAAGTTGTGTATGGTACTCCTGCTGAGTTACGGCGAAGAACTGGTGATAACCCCCGAGATATACCAACAAGCGCTCAACATTCTTAACTACACCGAAATGACCATGGCTGACGCATTCACACACGTGCAAACTACCGCCGTAGGCCGTGACCACGAGCGCATACTGCGCCAGTTGGCGTCTGCCGGTGGGCGGCTACGCCATAGTGAATTGTTGAAGCGCAACTACGGCTACTTGTCCGCCGACGGCTTTCGCAAGGCTATCGCCACGTTGCGCGAGGCAGGGTTAATCACGGAGATTACTGGAAAGACGCATGAGTACATCCTCTTGCACCGACGATAAGGTGATGGTGTACCGCTACGTGTTGCTCGAAGAGCTGGGCAAGTACTTGACGCGCGGCTGGCACTACGTTGGGCTGACGCACTCACTAGGCGGATGGCCTAGTTGCATCATCCGTAAGGAGGTGGACGATGATAATGTACTACCGTAAGCACCCGCTCTACGGCGCCATACTCGTAGCGAAGCAACTGGACCTTCCAGGCGTCGTGACGCCAACCACTTTTGTGTGCATCGGAGGCGACGATGAACGTACACCGCAGAATGAGTGACTGGAACGCCGTGGCGCGCAACTTGGGCTACGCCAGCATTCATGACCTGTTGACGTACAACTACGTCGAGATGCGCTACAGCGCGGCCCAAATAAGCAAGATCCTCGACATCAGTCGGGACCGCGTACTTCAGTTGCTGCGCGCCTGTGGCATCGCCGTTAGGCCACGTGGCGGAGCGCACTAACGCGACACGGAACGCTTTCGCGCCTGCGCGCGGGACGTTCGCTTGTCCCGCGGTTTCACCCGCTCCGGCAGGTTGCGGGACACCCCGTACTCTTTGTCCCACCGGGCCGCGATCTTGGGGTGACGTGCGTGCATGAAGCGAAGTTGTGCTTTCGACTTGTACGGCATACTAATGTCCTGCCTTTTTGTTGAGTTTCTTGATGGTGCGCACCACGCCGAGTCCCAACATCCCAAACAACAGGGCGACCAGCAACAACGTGATAGTCGGCTGGTGCACAGACGTGAGATACCATTTCGCGAAGAGCGCGACCAACATATTAATGCCCTGCCTTTCCGTTGAGTTTCTCAATGGTTCGCATCGCGCCGAGTCCCAACATTCCAAACAACAGGGTGACCAGCAACTCCGTGTTCAACGTGGGGAACGTGATAGTCGGCTGGTGCACGGACGTGAGATACCAGTTCGCGAAGAACGTGAACAACGGCCCGACGACGTACTGCATCGCAAGCCCCACGCCACATACCCACCCAATGAACGGGCGCCAGCGCGACGTAAACTTGTCGGTGCTAGTCGCCTCCAACTTGGCCACGTCTACCGCGCCTTGCATCTGCGCCGTGTCATAGTCCATCGCGGCCTTTTCGGCGGCGGCTTGCAGCAACTGCGCTTGCGCCAGCAACTCTGCCTGCTTCGCCGGGTCTATTGGGGCAGAGCCGGTAATGGCCGTGCGTAGCGCGATGGCGAAGTTGCCGAGCCCCTCGGCAAGTCCTTTGATGCCGCCACTCAGCAGTTGCTCAATGATGTTCGACATTTACTTGGCCCTCCTGGAGATGTAATGGTACCAACTGGACAACTCCGGTATCTCCGTAGGCGATGGTGGGATGTAGAGACCTGACTTTGGGTCGAGTCTAAACGTGGAAAAGTACTCTCTGAGCGCTTTTTCTTGCGCCGCGGTAAGCGAAGTCGGCTCCAGATACATCCGTGCGCCGCTCGCGCGGTTAGCAAACAACTGTGCTAGTTGCTCAGCGGGCGACATGTAGTGGGGCCTGACACTCTCTAAGAAGTACTCCTGCGCTGATCCTTTAGCCGCGTCAATCATAGCCTGCAGGACCTGGGCCGGGGTGTACTTCTTATACAAGTTGCTTAGCACCACGTGCTCCGGCATGGAAGGGTCATATGCCGTCAGCGCGTGCCCAACTTCGTGACCGATAATGTTTGTAGCGTCCCAACCGGCGGTTTTGGGGTCTATGTATATGCGTGCAGGAATGTCTAGTTGCCCAACTGTTGGTATCCCCTCTGAAGTAAACAGTCGACCCTCCTTGAGGAGTTGTCTATAAGTCTGCAGCCCAGGGGTTACTGGACCCTCGGGGATGAATACACCACCGCCAGATCCAGGATAATGTCGCAGACTAATTTCTTTGATCATGTCTATGACATGCCTGGGTATACCACCCCGCTCCGCTTCCTCTATCACATTCCGCGCGCCCATACGAATGTACGGAGACATGTTAGTGTTCTTGATTATTTGGTATAGCGCGTCCTCAAACTCCCCTGTGGTCATCCCCACCGTAGGCATAAGCGCCGACTCAATCGCGCTCCGCGTATCCTCTGGGACGACCATTGACGCGGCCCACGATGGTACGCCCTTCTTGGCGAGCCACTCGTGAAGGCGCTTCCAAATATCAACCTTCGGCTCAGGAAGCGTAGCCATGCGTCACCCCTTGACAACCACAAACCTATGTTTGCCGATCTCGGCCACGACCGTCGCCCCGCGCGCCCACGACGGCTGCGCCAACGTCGGGTTGTAGTACCACATACAATCCGGCACGATAGTGCGTCCCTGGACAACCTCGACCCACGCTTTGGTGCACTCCTGTACCACGGGATCATCGCTGTCCGCCTTGGCGCACTCCACGCGCCACTTACCGCCTTCCGTGTTCCACCCCGAAAACTGGCGTGGCCACAACACGGTGCTCGCGACGGTCCCGTCACTCATGTACTTGCGCTTGGTGCGGCGGAGGATGACCTCCGCAACCGCGAGTTTGCCCTCATAGGGCTCGCCCGCGGCTTCTTGCATGACCGTGATGATTCCCCAATAACTATCAGGAACGAGTTGACTCACCGGCGGACCCCCTTCGCACGTGTGCGCGAATAAATGCGTCATGTTCGCCTTGCAAATGGTTGTGGGCCGCAGACAACTCTGCAATCTGCTTGCCTAACGCTTCAACGTGTTGCCACAGCTCGTGTATGTTACGCTGGACCTCCTCCAGCCGAACGAGCACCGGCTCCATTCGCGACGCAATCTCTGCCCGGATCACGGACACAATCTTGATCGTCGCGATAACAATCGACACAACCATGGCCCCAATCTGAAGCACCGCGTCGTATGACGTCATTCCCGGCTCCTTGCGACCCAGTCTGCAAACCCACGTGCACGGTGACCTGCATCAACACGGTACTGCGCATCCTCGATGCCAAGACTCTTAGCGCGTGCGCAAAGCTCTTCTTGCGCCTTGCGCACGGTTGTGCTACACGCAATCACGAGCCCTGCGTTTATGCCAACTTCGTCGGACGACACATCGTACGGGTGAAACCAGTCGGCTGTCGGCTGCAGCTTCGCTGCGGTGCGCTTAGGCAACGTGATCATCGCGGCGATGCCATAGTCGTACGACGGCCGGCAACGGCGCAGCGTGCCGCGCGCCAGGTTAGCAAACATCTTCCCGCTGGCGGAGCCCCACAACGTCATGGAGACGTCCCACACCCCATGCGCCAGCCCCAACGTCAGGGGTGGGTACCCCACGGTGCCAACGTAGTTAGCTTCACGCAAGACCGGCGTCAGCCGGTACAACGTGTCACGAAACGCTGGAGGGCGAAGCCGGCGGCAGAACACAACCGCGACCGATGACATCCCAATATCCGGGCCGACGTCGCCGACCATGAGTCGTGTGTCCTTGTACACAAGCCGCACGGACCCAACGACCCAGTCATGTCCATTGAAGTCCGCGTACAACATCCCGCCGTCAAGGTCTACATCTGGCGACACGCCCGCTACGCGAATGATTTGGTCAGCGTACCCTGGCGCAGCCGCAACGTTGTCGCTAAACGTGGAGCTGCCAATAACGGTGTACCCCTCTCCGCGTAGCGCGTCCGCCCGTTGACCGCGCCCCGGCGCGTCAAATACGACGACGCAGTCCGGCGTTGGGTGGACTGCGTCCACGCGGGTAAACCCTGGCTGCTGCAAGCCACGCCCGGCACTACTGGGGCAATAGAACTGTACATCGTGCCCCTCACGCGCGAAGCGGAGCGCTACGCCAAGCGATGCACCATCACGTGATACGAATAGAAACTTCATTTCTCAAACAAGTACGGCCGCTCCTGCGCCATCCGTTTGATCACTTCCATCGGGACCGTCCGCGTTGCCCGTTGCACCGGGGTGCCCTCCATTGTTTCAGCGACTTGCTTCACGTCCTCCGGCGTGATGGGGCGGCCCCACTTCACCATAAAATCTTGGACCGCGGTAGTGTCGCCGCTACGAACCATCGCCTCAATAGCAGCATGTTTCTCGTAGTTGTAGTCCTTCGCGATAGCGGCCCACTCTTCGGCGAGTTTACGCCCACGCGTGTACGCCGTAGGCGGGATTCCTAAGAAGTTCATAAACTCGCCAAACGGCGATGATGGGTGGATGTACCGCCCAGCGTCGTCGACGGCGTACCCACGCCGGACCGACTCAATAGCGTTGCTGGCCTTCTTGAGCATGCGGTATTGCGGTATCGCCGCGGCGTAGATCGCTTCTTTGAACTCGCGCGTAGCGCGCTCACGCGACCACGGCTCGCGCCCCGCAATGGCGTTGTACAAGTTTGCGGTAGCCTGCCAAAATGGGAGCGCGACGTGTGCAAGGTGGCCGGTGAAGAAATTAGTCATGTCTACGCCAAGCTTGGCGGCGTAGTACGCTGCGCCGAGGAGGAACCCGCTAGACGCGAGGTAACGCAGCAACCGCCCTGCGTCGGCTGTGCGCAGCGCCTCAGCAGCGCCCGCGTGCTCCGCCATGGTGAGGAACCCGTTGAGTGACGTACCAATCCCACGCGCGAGGAACTCAATCTCACGAATGGGGTACGTCATGAATATGGTCGACAACCTCGCGAGCGGGGTGTTGAACCACGGCGGAGCATGCTCAATTGAGTACCCGAAGTCCGTCTTTATGACGTTGAGCAACGCATGGTACTGTGCCTCCGTCATTTTGATGTCGGGCAGCATGGTGCTGGCCTTGCGTGCAGCGTACCGGATCGCCGTCTTCGTGTCCATGCCCAACTGGGCCGCCTCTTCGAGGCCAGCGTACCACGAGAACCCACGCATGGTGTTTTCGACGATCTGCATCGGACGCAGCGCAATGCCGCTGATGAAGTCCGACAACCGCATGGCCTTGTCAAGCGTCGTCCCGCGCGGCGGACGATTGAGTAGTTCGGTGAGCTCCGCCCCGTGCAGGCGTGTAACGCCTGGCACCTGCACGATGCCCTTGCGGGCAATGATTTGCGGCAAGTACTTGAACGCGTACGGCAAAAACTTGCCATTCTCGGCCGCAACGTTCACGATCTTGTTAAAGTGCTTCAGCGCAGAGTCAATGCCGATAAGCCCGCGATACGTGCCTCCGCGGTACAACGTGATCATATCATTCAACAAGCTGCCCTTCGTCATGCTGATGCCCAAACTGTTGCCCATGTCGCGCATCAACTCGTCCAACGCCCGTCGGGCGTCGCCGAATCGGTTGAGGGCAACTTCGTTGACGTACTTCTCGAGGAACCTCCTCGCGCTCAGCGGGTTATCCGCCCCTGGCATTGCCGCGATGATAGGGCGCACGCGCTCCAGCGCCGGTTGCACGTTTATGTAGCGCAGCATCACGGGGACATACTTGTCAAATACTTTGATGAGGTTCTTCTCATATGGCACCTCTGCCCCTCCTACGCGAGGGATCAGGTACCTGTTGAACACCTCTTCTGGCAACTGCCGTCGAATCGTCTCAGGCAACTTGCTCCACTCTGTGTTCTCCCACCGGAGCGCTTTGTCGCGGATGAACCGCTGGACGTCCTTCGGAAGGGTGTCCCACTTGCCGGTGTACTGCGCAGCGAGCAGCCGCAACTGATCCAAATCCCTGGCGTCAACGCGCTTCGCCCACGCGCCATCGCGCAGGATGGACTCGCGAACCGCGGCCCACAGCGCGTCCATGTCTGTGGCGTGGGTCATGTAGTTTTCCCATTGCGGTATACCCGCCAGGCGAGCAAGCTCCGCCATAAATTGGCGGTACGCATTGACGGCCTGTTGGATCTTGAGGGAGACAGAGCTGAACGGCCGAGTGCCCTCGACGACCTCGCCGGCCATTATGGCCTCTTTCTCCGTCAGAGGACGCAAGAACCGGTCGCGAATGTTAGTGTACGCCCAACGTTCATCTTCCGCCAGTTGGGCGACAGCCATCACAATCTCGCGCGCTACTTGCGCGACGGTCGGCGAGCCGACCATAGTCGGCGAAGCCAGTTGGCCGAGGTACAACTTTTGCGTCTTTATGTCTTGCCCGGCCTTGCTGGCAACGTGCCACAAGAAGTTTGTGAGCACGTCACCACGCATCCCCATCAGGGCACCCATGCGGCGCACATCGTCGATGTGCACGCTGTTAGGCCCACGGATGCGGAGCGAGGCGTACGTGTTAACCGCACGCTTTGTAAAGGAGTTCCACTTCGCGGCGTATGGCAACTCGTACTCGTTGCCCACACGAATCGGAGCGCCGGGCTTGTAGCCCTTCGCGACTACTGCGGCCTGCGCCGCAGCGATCTCTTCAGGCGTGTGCAGGCCGGTCACAACATTAAACTGTATACCAACAGGAATCCCCTCATTGAGGGTATGCCCCGGCGTTACGCGTGGTAACGATGAAACGGCCCGCTGAGTAGTGATAGCGGCTTTGTCAACGTCAGTCAACGGCTGGTCGTTGACAATCTTCTCAAGCGTACCAGATGCCTCTACCGGCTCCAGATGCCGCTCGGGGATCGACTTCAGGAACTGTTTTGCTTCGTCGAGGGTGTTGAAATGGTGCGTGTTGCCGCCCAGCTCAACGAGTTTAAACCCAGCAGGGGTCGACTGGACACTCATGCCGCGCCCGCGGGCCAGGTTGTAAGCCTCATCGTCAATTGCAGGCGATATAGGGTGCTGAGCCCACTCCGTGGGCATCGACTCTGCTGTTGGTCTAGGCTGTGACGGCCAACGGCTAGGCTGTGCCCACTCAGTCGCCAACCTATCATCAAGTGTGGGAGGCGTTACCTCAGGCCACGGCGGCGTTTTAGGCGCCTTCCCGCGTGGCGGCTTTACACCTTTCACCTTCTCGCCGACAGGTAACGGCCCACGGAACGTGCTTACTGGCGGTACGTACGACGGTAACGCCTCCGTTGGGGGTATCTTAGGACCTTCTGGCAATTTTTCCCGAAGGTCGAACGGTGGAGTAGCTGGCCCCCTCACACGTGCACGCCACTTCGCAACCGCCGGTGGCAAGACTGCACCAAGTGCACCACCGAACAATATGTTGCGAAGCCGCTGCTCGGGCGACTCGGCTTTCTCGAGCGCGCCTAGCAACGTACCAGCGAGCCCGCCCTCAAACGCTAACGCGCCGAGTCCCGTAAGCCCCAACGCCCCCGCAATGGGCGCAACCGCCCACCCAGCGAGTGTCGCCGGAATCGCGGTGCCAAGAAGGGCCGCAAGTATCTGCCCCGCGTTCTGCGGCTCCGCGCCTCCATGGCCAAGCGTTATGCCGTACGCAACCGACGCAGGAATCGACGCCTGCGGGGTCGCCTGGCGCATGGCGACTAGTCGCTGGATCTCCGCTTCAGGGTTGTTGAACGCCTTCGCAAGTGCCTCGATGTCCTTCGCGGTCATCATGGCGACACCAATGGCTCAAACTTCCCGCCGGTCACACGCTCGGATTCTTCACGCTTGCCCCAATGCTTGTTCCACAAGCGAGCGTACAAGTCGTTGAGCATCGCAATAATTTCATTGAACGGCCGCAGAGTCGCGGCGACATTAGACCCAGGCGGCAGCGTGGCCGCAAACGAGTCTCTCATCCGCTGCGCGAACTGTATGTCGTCGCTCAGGCTCTGCAACTCCTGCCTGGCCAGCTCGGGAGTCTCCGCAAGACGAGGATCGCGGACCGCGGCAACGTGTTGCTTCAGCATGTTGCCCAGCAGACTGCTGGCAGTCATAAAGCCTGAATGTGGAACCTGAGTAAGTTCGTACTCACGTCCCAGTCGGTGCTGCAACATAATCTTCGCCAGTTCGTCCTTCGTAACACCTTCGGCACGTTGCTTAGCGAGTTCTGCCGACAACCTCGCCAACTTCTCCTGGAACGGGTACTCCGCCTCTGCCCTCGCCCGCGCGACAGCGCCCTCACGCGCACCAGGCTTGTTAGCCTCCACAATTTCTTGCATAATTTTGTCTAGCGCCGCTGCACCCTCATTGTACCGCCGGCGCGCTGCGATGTCGCCGATAGGCACTACCCCGCCCGTGGCGGGCAACATGCCCATGTTGGGCTGCGCCGGTTTCCCGTACAACTCCGCCGCCAGGTTGCGGAACGCTGGCGCCTGAGGCGCTGTGCCGCCTAACGTCTCCGCAAGTCCTGCCAGCTGCGCAAATGGCTGCATCGCCGCCTTCGCGGCCTCTTCGCGCCTCGCCGCGGCCATTTGTAGCGGAAACGCCTCACGCGACTGACGAAGCGCCTCGGCCATCGTGTTGAGACGAGCCTCCGTCTCCTGACGCATCAGGTCGAACGTCTGTCGACGGAGCTTGTCTTCCTCAAGACTGCGCAACGCGGTCAAAAGGTCCATCAGAAGAGACCTCCCAGAATCTTCCCAAGACCGAGCAAGTTGCCCCAACTACCACCCTCGTACGACTTTGTCGTCGCGCCAGTCTGCTGGAGCGTAGGCAGCAACGACCCAACTTTGAGGTACTGCGCCAGCGGGCCGTACGCCATCTCACTACGCGCCAGCTGCCCCGCCAGAAGATCACGGAACGCCTGGTTCGCCGTGCTAGCGCCAAGCGCCTGTTGCGACAGCCCCAACTGCGAGAGCATGTTGCCTAGCGTCGTGATGTAGTCCATCCCCGCTTGGCTCATCGCCGTTGCGGCGCCTGACGACCCCGTCAGCCCTGCGCGGGCCGCGTCACTCATCAGCCGCGGAGCGACTTGCGTTGAAAACGCGTTGCCAAGATACGACGCCAGCGTGTTCGCCGCGGTGCTGAACTCAGGCGTGGTAAACGGACTCTCGTACTGCCGCAACGCGGTGCTCAGCGCCGGAGACATCGCACCGAGGTAACCACCCATCTGCTGCACAGACTGCTGTGTGAGAGGCAACTGTTGCTGAAGCCACCCTAACATCTGCTCGCGGAGCGCGCGTTGCTCGGGCGATTCAAAGTACCCATAACTGACGCTCTGTCTCTGCTCCGCCGGAGCGAATGGGTTAAACGCCTTAAGCACACCTCCCAACGCTTTGCCGATGCTCTTAAACAGCCCCATCAGACCACCCCCCGTTTCACGAACCACGCGGTGATGTTAGTGATGTCGAACCCTGTCGTAGACGACACTCTAAAGATGAACCATCGCCCAACGAGGGTAGTGTACACTCTTCCACCGACAGGCGTCAGCGGTGGCCCCCACACAATGTTCGCGTCGCCACGCTCCGACGTCCCCATCTGTATCGTGACGGTATCCGCCTGCGGGCCAACGTCGAGTTGCACCAGTTCACACTTCGTGCCGGGGCTCTGAAACAACTCGGCCCCGGGGTTAAACATCCGCGTCTCCAACACGGACGTGAATGGTACGCCCGAGCGCGTGGACAGACCCACACGGGCAATTTGCAGATAACCGCTCGTGTCACCAAGAAGGAGCACGTCCGTAGCTTCTACGGAACGAGATTCCCACCATTCCGGGTGATCCGCCCACGTATCATTCATATCAACCCATCGCAAAGACGACAAAGGAATGGCTGCTGACGCAGCAGTAGTACACGCAAACTCACTCTGTAAGGTCCACGACCCACTATTGAAGTCGAACACGAACGCCCGTGACAGCCAGCCCGTGTCTTCCCCCGGAGATGGGATCATCACCCACAGGTAACGGGCCGTACGCTCGTACACAAGCGCTGCGTACTCGGACTTGCCCACAGGGTACAACTCGCTGAGGACCGCGTTGACCATCGGTTGGAACGGCGTCACGGACGACCCGTCAAACGTAACAAGCCCACTTGTGGACAGCACGACATGCACCTCACCAATCGAGGCTACGCCGCGACGTGCCCACAGACCTACGCTGGGGACGACGGTCTGTTGCACAAAGTAGTACGGAAACCCTGCCATCGCTATACGGTGGAACGAGCCCGTTTTGTAGACGGCGATGCTGTCACGCGTAAGACGCCCAGCGGCAACAATGTTACCCTCGCCTTCGTATACATACAAACTGCCACTATCGCCGCCCGACCACGTCTCTGGCGAGCCCGACGCGCTCCATTGCACCTTACGGAGGTCCGCCGGATCATCAGACTCTATCGCGAGTAGCATGAGGTACGACCCTACCGTCAACACAACCCTCGCCTTTGGCGGGCTACCACCCAAGTCGACCGCTGGGTCCCAGTCGCTGCCCGTTTTCGTCATCTTCCAGACTTGCACGGGGTCATAACCGTTGGTGAACACGTACCAGTCCCCATACGTGTCACCAGACCAAAACTCGGACGCGATGTAACCATTTACGTTGGTCAGGATCTGAAAAGTAACTGTATATGGGTCGTACACAATGAACTGGTCGTCGGTGTGGAGACACACATACGAATTGCCTGAAGTGTCGACATGGACGTGCATATGGCGAATTATACCACCAATAGTCCCTTGTGTCATCCATGTCCCGCTAGTAGTGCTCCACAGTTCATCGACTCCGTACGAGTCCCACGACTTCAGCGGGTACACCGGCGACGTAGTCAGCGCACTCCACCCATACGCCGGCATGACGGCGCCCCAACGCACAAACACGTTCTCGGCTACCGCCAGCTCCCCATTCTCCAGCGTGCGCTTCGGGAGCGACGGGTTCCAACGCAAGAATGGCGACAACTCAATTGGCATCATGGCACATTCGGCATTGCCAACCACGTCGTGCCGTTCCACAACCAGCCCATCGGTTGGCCTGACGCGGGCGGTACGCGCCACGCACGTTGCCCCACATACGTCCCTGGCCCCGTAGGGGCAGACGCAACCTGCAGGTCTTGCTGCAGCACAAGACGATGTAGGAAGTCGTCCAACGCCCTTTTGATGCCGGTAGCGTCAGCCGGTATAATCGGTAGCGTCAACATCACAGTGTGAACGGATTACGCAGCTCAAGTACGAGCAGCGACCCGAACTCAACATACCCCGGGTTGGCTGTCCCTGCTTTGTAACGTACCTGCAAGCCGACAGTATGGCTACCGGCCGCCGCCCCTGTTACAACCGTAAATATTGTAGCCGGCATACGATCAGAGTAATTGCTAAGCGTCGACGTTACGGCGTAACTGTCATAGACGGATGAGCCGTCTACTGCAAGAACACATTCATGAGACGTCGACCCCCCAGTTATGGTGGTAAGCTTGCCAAGTACAACAAGTATCGACGACGCCTCTTTCTTGTTGATAGTCGTCGACACAAAATTAGCATACGTCGCCGTGACCGCCTGCGGGCCAGCGGCTGACGCAAACTTGTACCCTAAAATGTTGAGCACCTGCGTTGCATCAACATCCATGTTGTTAAACGCCGACCCATTGGCGACCTTCAGCAACTTGTTGGCCGTGTCGTAAAACAATCGCCCGTCGTCGACGTTAGTCGGCGCCACCGTGTCCGTCGTGATGCGGGCGCTACCCTCAAGGTGCTTGCCGTCTGTGTTGTCACCCGTCGCGGACCACACATGCTCATTGTCCATCCGCTCGCGGATGTCCACCTTCAACTGGCGAATCTCGCCAGCGCCCTGACTGATCTGATCGCTATCCGCAGGCTTGCTCTCGTTCCACGTAGCCATTACGTCATCCTCCTAACGAACGGTGATAGATGGTCGCTGCCGCCGTACGGCCGCGTCGGACGAAAGTCCGCCAACTGGCGGCGAACGTTGGGCAACTCACGATCCTCGCGGATCATCGACGCCAGTAGGCGATCCATCTCGCCGCCCCAAAACGTAGCCGCGTCATACTCACGTAGCCGGGCGAAGCCGTACTTCAACGCACCGAACACGAGCACCGCGTGGTACTTCGCCGGGATTATCGGCACGGCGGTGCCGGACAACGTTGGTGCCGTTACTACGTAACGTAGTTGGATCGTGTAAACCGCGTCCGGCACGGGCCACAAGTGCAACTCGACGTACGGCACGCCGTCGGCAGACATTCCATGCACTACGCTACACTCCGTCGGCCTGTCGTATGGGTCCGATGGAGGGTTGGGGTGCTTCGCGTCGAACTCGTTAATCAACAGTTCCTTAAGTTCGCGCGAGTTGGTCCCGTCAATCAGCAACACGTCCTCGGTGTCGTAGAAGTCGCTAGGCATAGCGTAGCGATACACGCCGACCTGCGTCATCCGTACGTCCGTAGCACGCATCCACGTAAAGTTGTGGCGCGACATCACATCGCGGTACGCCCGGTCAACCCACGCGGGCACTTCGCCCGCAATGTCCGAGCGGTTCAGCTCCGCTAGGACCTGCGCCTCAATCTCGTTGTACGTCATGGCGCCGCCTCCACACGGACCCAGCCAAGGATGTTAGCGTTCGGCACCGTCGAGAAGAACGCCCAGACACCGCTGACCGTCCGCGTTTCGTAGCCAGCCTTTTCGACCTTCACGTCAAAGTACGACACAACGGGATACTGCTCGTCGTCGGCGTAAAACACCACGTTCCCATTTGCGTCAGCCGTAACGTGGTCCACCGGCGACCCGCCGCTAGGCACGGCATATATGGTCGCTAGATTAGGCGTACCTGGTTCGTATACTGTAACCGTCGCGCCCGGCAACACGTTGCCGTAAATAGCGTATCGCATCTGCCTGCGCTCCTAATATAACGTGCGCCACGCATACGTGCCAGAGGCGTCTTTGGCGCACACTTCGAGGGTGTCCTTCACACCGGCACCGCCTTGTGTAAACCACAACGTGCCGCGCTGGGTACTATCGCAAGTCGGCTTCGCTAACGTAGTATTCAGTCGAAGACCACCGTCAACCTCAAGCTGAGCGGTTGGGGTACGACCTATGTCGTTTAACGTAATCAGAACATTGTCTCCCCCAAAAACAAGAGGCGTTCCTTGGTAAACACGCATAAGTGCACGGTTGGCAGACGGTGAAAAATCTACCTCGCCAAACGCAGTAAAATCAGGGCGCACGCTTTCCCAGTAGACTTCGCCGCTGTCGTCCAACTCAATGAGACTACGAATAGTCGGAGAACCAGTAGAATAAAGTCCGAAAATAACGCCAGCGGAATAACTGTTGTCAAACCGTACGTAGCCGCCGTCGGTGGGAAAGATGATGTGATTGTACGTCACAGAGTTGTCCCCAAGCGCCCCGCCGCCTTGCGGCCAATCCGTTCGCGTAACGCCGCCAAGCGTGAGACTATTGTCTACCACCACATCTCGGAAACGCGCCTTCGGCGGCTCGGCTGACGCAATGGCCGCGCCGATCAGCACCGCACACGCTATCCACAACACACGTCGCATCATCTCACCACCCCAAACGTTTTCTTACCTTCAGAATGTTGTCTAACCCCGACGTGGTCTTCACAAGGTCGCACGCATCAACCTTGTCCGCCAGACGGCGCAACGTATCGGCGACAGCGTCTACGCTGTCGCCCCACGCAACAAGGTTGTAAACAACAGGCATGCCCTTCACGGCGTAGTACGCATCGCGAACCTTGAACCCCATCGCCAGCCGCACGCACCCGTTGCGCACGCCCTTCGTACGCAACGACTCATCAAAGTCCAGTTTGATGTAGTGTGTCATCGCGTGAGGCGACTCCAACGGGAGGCACCCCACGAAACGTGCCCGTGGCTTCGCCACAACCGGCTTGCGCTGAGCCACGTTCCACAACACTTCCGCAAAGTTCGTAATCCAGTCGGGGTACGCAGCGCTAAACGTAAACGGAAAACGTGCCGTTACGTCAATAGGCACCGACGTGGATTCGCCAATCACACGCTCCTCTACCGAGATCGGTCCTCGATAGTCCAGCTTGCGCAGTACTGGCGCTAGCGCCGCCATCGTCCGCTGGTGCCACTTCGGGACGTTGCCAAACTCGCCGATGTACGCGCCCTTCTGAAACTCGTAGCCCCACAACGTGGGCGTAACCCACCCGTCGCCAAATATCGCGTCGAACCCCGTCTCCACGTCGGCCTCGACGGCGGCTTCGCAAATAAACTTGTACTCGTCGCGCAGCGGGCCAAACGCCGCCTCAACCTCTTGAATCAGTAACTCGGCTGACGCCAGATTGCGCGCCATAAATGACTCTGACGACCCGCGAAACACCGCCAGCTTCACGAAGCGGTTCTCGTGAGTCGCAAGATACTTGCGCAGCTCCGTGGTGCCCTGCACAAGCGCCGTGTCTTGTGTGGGCAAGCCCAACCGTTTCTGCAACCGCCGGAACTCCCAACGTTCCTGCTCCAGCCGCTCACCGGCGCCAGCACCAAACACCACACGGCCCTTGCGGCGTAGCCATGCCGCTGCGTCACCCATGCCCATATCGAAGAACGCGACGCAGTCGACCTTGTCGACGTAGTCCCAAAACGTAAGAACCCTGTCCACGATGCCAAGCCCGGCGGCGTATGACACAACCTCGGGTGACGGGCGTTGCCATGGCGTATAGTACAACACCTTGACGCCCTGCCGGGCGAGGCCAGCAGCGATCTCCACGCCGTAGCCCGTATCATACACGAGCACACTCTTCACACCACGCCCTGCCTAATGACATACTCTATCGCCATCGCCGCATCGCGGCGTAGAATGTCGTCGCGTTTGATCATCTGCCCTAGCGCCTCGCAGCGACGATAGTCGCCAGACAACACACCAGGGATCGCCTCAACACGGCGCACAACGTCGACCGCCTTCCTCATCACCCGGGGGTGTACCCAAATCACGCCGACCCCGAGATGACACGCGATCCACAACAGTACCCGCCTCATGGCGTCAGCACCATCGATGTACGCTCGTTGTTCGCGTTGAGCGTAGCCGTCACACGAGTGGCCGCGCCATTAGGCGTCTTAAACACCGAACCGCTGCTGGTGGTAACGCCAGCAAGGACGGACAGTACGATAGACAACACCTGCCCAAGTGTATACGACCCTTGCGACTCCACAACCGTGTCGCGAACGGTGTTGGCGATAGCCACTTCCATGTCAGTCGCGGTCGACGCATCTGTAATCGCGCC